CCATGCGTGGTCGCGTCAGGGCGGCCATCGCGAGGCGCATAAGATCACGGGAGCGCTCATGCAGGCTCTCGACAGCGCTCCACTCACGCTCGCTGGTCATCACCTGGTCAATTTCCGCTTTGCGGTTGCCGACGTGCGCCGCGAGTCCGACGGGCGTACCTATCATGCACTGGTGCGCTTCAGGGCGGTGACCGAACCAATCTAACGAAAGGACAATTCAATGACTGCTCAAAAAGGCAAAGACCTTCTGGTCAAAATATCTGATGGCGCAAGTTACACCACGATTGCCGGGTTGCGAACACGCCGGCTCGCGTTCAATGCCGAGACCGTCGACATTACGCACGCCGAGAGCGCCAACCGTTGGCGCGAGCTGCTCGATGGGGCTGGCGTGAAGCGCGCTTCCGTATCGGGCCGCGGTTTGTTTAAGGACGCTGCGAGCGACGCGCTCATGCGCCGAACGTTCTTCGATGGAACGATCGTTGGCTATCAGATCGTGATCCCGGCTTTCGGAACTGTTCAGGGTCCTTTTCAGATCACGAGCCTTGAGTTCGCCGGTGAGCACAACGGCGAACTCACCTACGACATGACGTTGGAATCCGCCGGCGAATTGAATTTCGCGGCAATCGCCTAACCGCACCGCAAACGAGAACAGAGAGGTTAAGAATGGCAAACCGTCATCGCGGGGAGATCGAGGCGGAGATCGGCGGCAAAACCCGCACGCTGGTGCTTACGCTGGGTGCACTTGCCGAACTCGAAGAGGCTTTTGGCGCCGAGGATTTGGTGGCACTCAGCGAACGCCTGGCAACTGGCCGACTCAAGGCGCGCGATCTCGCACGCATAATCGGGGCTGGATTGCGCGGGGCAGGTGACACATTGAGCGATGAGGATGTCGGGGCCATGACGATCAGCGGTGGCTTGCAAACCTCCGTGCGGATCGCAGCAGACCTGATCGCAGCCACGTTCGGCGAGGCGGATGAATGACGCCGTTTCCCTGGAAGCAAGCCATTGGATTCGGTCTCGGCGTGCTGCGGCTTTCCCCCGACCAGTTCTGGCGGATGACGCCACGCGAGCTTGCCTGCGCAATCGAAACTATTGCGGGCAGCGCCGTATCGTTCAACCGAAGCACGCTAAACGACCTGATCAAGAGATATCCCGATGACCGATAGCGAAAATTTCGTCGACTCATTAATGCAAAGCGATCTGCCCGAAACGTTCGAAAGGGTGCGCGGCAGCACCGCGACATTGGGAATAAGCACCGCCTCTTTTGCGAAAGCAATCAGCAGGGCCTTCGCGGATGCGACGGCAGGCGGCAAGCAGTTCGATGATGTCCTCAAGCAACTTGCATTGCGGCTCTCCAACATGGCGCTGATGCAAGCCATTGGTCCGGCGGCAAAAGCATCAGCTGGCGGTCTAAGCAAGCTGTTTGACACCTTGTTCGGCACTGGCGACGATGCCTCCGCTTCAATGCGCATGAGCGCAATTACCCCGTTTGCCAGCGGTGGGGTCATTGGGGCACCGGCCTATTTTCCGCTCTCCTCGGGCAGTCTTGGGTTGGCAGGCGAAGCGGGGCCTGAAGCAGTTCTTCCATTGGCGCGTGGATCGGATGGGCGACTGGGCGTTACCGCGAACGCCGCGAGCCGCGCGTTCAACGTGACAATTCAAATCACAACTCCCGATGCGCAGAGCTTCCGTCGCTCCGAAGCGCACATCACGGGTGAAATAGCCCGCGCGGTTGCGCGTGGCCAACGCGGTTTTTGATCCATGACAGCCTTCCACGAAATCCTGTTTCCACTCGATATCGCATTAAGGAGCGCCGGTGGGCCGCAACGACGCACAGACGTCGTCACCCTTGGTTCGGGCGCCGAGGAACGCAATGCGCGCTGGGCGCATTCACGACGGCGCTACGATGCCGGTTACGGCATAAAAACGTTCGATGCCCTGTCGCAGGTGCTCGCCTTCTTCGAGGAGCGACGTGGGCGACTTTACGGCTTTCGCTGGCGTGACCGGCTCGATCATTCGTCGACAGCACCTGGGGCAGCAGTAACACCAATCGACCAGATCCTTGGCACCGGTGACGGCACGGAAAAGGCATTCCAGCTCTGCAAGACCTATGGCGCGGTTTACCTGCCGTATCAACGGCCAATCGCGAAACCTGTCCCGCGCAGCGTGCGCGTCGCGGTCGCCGAAACCGAAATGCAGGAAGGGACACACTTCTCGGTTGATGCGACGACGGGCGTGATCACTTTTCTTCCCGGCCATATTCCCGCAAGCGGTGCAGCTGTTTCGGCCGGATTCTTGTTCGACGTGCCGGTCCGTTTCGACATCGACTACCTCGAGATGGATCTGTCCGCTTTCGCGGCCGGCGCAATCCCGAAAATCCCGGTGGTGGAGATCAGGCCATGAGGAAAATTCCGCCGGCTCTACAAGCTAAGTTGGATTCAGGCATCACCACGCTCTGCCGTTGCTGGGTCATCACCCGCACCGATGACATCAAACAAGGCTTCACCGATCACGATGAGGATATCCTGCTCGGCGAAGTTATTTGCCGTGCTGACAGCGGATTGTCCGGGAGCGAAGCGACGCAAAAGCTCGGGCTTGCCGTGGACAGCTCCGAGATCTCGGGCGCACTCTCCGACGACGCGCTTAACGAAAACGATCTTGTCGCAGGCCGGTATGATGGAGCTGCGGTCGAAGTGTGGCTTGTTGACTGGAGTCAGCCCAATTTGTGCGTCCTCCTCGCGAAAGGCACCTTGGGCGAAGTTAGGCGCGAGGGCGGGGGTTTTACGGCCGAAGTACGCGGTCTGAACGAGCGGCTCTCCCAGGTAAGTGGCCGGCTCTTCACCGCAACCTGTTCCGCCGATCTTGGCGACAATCGGTGCGGCATTGACCTCACTGACGTCCGCTTCCGCGGGAGCGGGGTGGTGACCGCGATCAATGCAACCTCCGTTTTCAGGGCAAGTGGCCTGGATAGTTTTGACGATGCCTGGTTCAGGGCGGGCAGACTCACATTCACAAGCGGTGCGAATGCCGGTTTAAGCGTGGAGGTTAAGGACCATCGCAGCGACGGCGCAGTCACCATCGAACTCTGGCAAGCCATGCCAGGGCCCATTTTGGTCGGCGACAGGTTTGCGATCACCGCAGGCTGCGACAAGCGATTTGAAACCTGCAAAAGCCGCTTTAACAATACCGTCAACTTTCGCGGTTTTCCGCATATTCCGGGCAATGACTTCGTCATCAGCTATCCCCTCCAGGGACAACCGGGCAATGACGGCGCGAGCCGGCAACGGTGAGCGATGTTCGTTTGTCGAGAAGAAATAGTCGCGGAAACGCGAAGCTGGATCGGCACGCCCTATAGGCATCAAGCTTCTCTCAAGGGCATCGGCTGCGATTGCCTTGGCCTGGTGCGTGGTGTGTGGCGCGCAATCGTCGGCGCAGAGCCGGAGCCAGTCCTCCCATACGCGCCCGACTGGGCTGAAGCGACTTGCACCGAATCGCTAGCCGATGCCGCGGCGCGTCATCTGACCGCCATTTCATTTGCCGACATCGCTCCGGGCGATGTCGTGTTGTTCCGCTGGCGAGAGAACCTGCCGGCCAAGCACGCCGCCATCTTAACGAGTGTCAAAATGATGGTGCACGCCCACGACGGCGCAGCAGTTGCGGAAGTTTCTATCGCGCCCTGGTGGCGAAGACGTCTCGCCTACGCTTTTAAATTCCCTGGAGTTATCGGCTAATGGCTGCACTCGTTCTTTCAGCTGCCGGCGCTGCCGCCGGAACGACGGTGTTCGGCCCGGCCGGCGCAATCGCCGGACGCTTGGTCGGCGCCATCGCCGGAAACGCGATAGATCGCGCACTGTTCGCCAGTCGCCGTGAAATTTTTCACGAAGGACCACGCCTCGCAGATCTTGAAGTGATGGCCTCGACAGAAGGCGCACCGATACCGCGCGTTTACGGGCGGGCTCGATTGCCGGGGCAGGTCATCTGGGCGACCAACCTTGAAGAGATTGTAAGCACCAGTTCGCAACCGACCGGTGGCGGCAAGGGTATGGGTGGAGGACCGGCCGTCACCACAACGATGACGACGTATTCGTACTTTGCAAATCTCGCTGTAGGGCTGTGTGAAGGTCCGATTGGAGCCGTGCTGCGGATCTGGGCCGATGGCAAACTGCTTGATCTCTCCGGCCTGACCATCCGAACCTACAAAGGTGACGAGACGCAGTTTCCCGATCCCTTGATCGTCGCCAAAGAAAGCGATGCGCCGGCCTATCGTGGTCTCGCCTATGTGGTGTTCGAGCGGTTGCCGCTTGCCAATTTCGGCAACCGCATTCCGCAACTGTCCTTCGAGGTGGTGCGCCCTGTAGGCCGTCTCGAGCAGATGCTGCGTGCGGTCACGCTTATTCCCGGTTCGACTGAATTCGGGTATGAACCCCAAACTGTAGTGCGGGTGTTGGGACCGGGCCAGTTCGCGCCCGAGAACAGACACATCACATCCGCCCGATCGGACGTGATTGCAGCGCTCGATGAATTGCAGGCCGTCGCACCGAATTTGGAGCGCGTGGCAATCGTCGTTGCATGGTTCGGAAACGATCTTCGTTGCGGCCAATGCCGCGTCGTGCCTGGAATAGACAATCGTGATAAGCAGACTTTCGGCGGCGTTTGGTCGGTCGCCGGAAAGGACCGCGCGACCGCTCACCTTGTCTCTTCTATCAATGGACGAGTCGCGTTCGGCGGCACGCCATCCGACCAGAGCGTACGCGACCTCATTGTCGAACTGAAAAGCCGCGGCCTTAAGGTCACGCTCTATCCGTTTCTGATGATGGATGTGCCGGCGGGCAATGGCTTGCGAGATCCTTGGACGGGGGCTGCGTCGCAGCCGCCCTTTCCGTGGCGCGGTCGCATCACCTGCGACCCAGCGCCGGGGCAGCCGGCATCACCGGATGGCACCGCTGGTGCGGCAGTTCAGGTTGACGCGTTCTTTAGCGGCGGTATCGATCAATGGAACTACCGCAATTTCATATTGCACTATGCATCACTTGCCGCGAGTGCGGGCGGTGTCGATGCCTTCCTGATCGGCTCGGAATTGAAGTCGTTGACCCGCGTACGCTCTGCAGCGGGCGTGTATCCGGCTGTGAATGCGCTCTCGGCCCTTGCGGCCAGCGTGAAGATGATTGTGGGAGCCAATGCAATTGTCACCTATGGCGCCGATTGGACCGAATATGGCGCACACGCTGTAGATGCGACTGCAAGCGAAGTGCGGTTTCCACTGGATGCACTCTGGGCCTCGCCGTCGATTGATGTCATTGGCATCGACTACTATGCGCCGCTCTCCGATTGGCGAGATAAGGGCGACCAACGCGATGCCGCGTTGACCGATAATCCATATCGTCTGAGCTATCTTGCCAACAATCTCGCGCATGGCGAAGCCTACGACTGGTACTACGCGGACAAGACTGCCCGCGATTCCCAGACACGCAGCCCAATCACGGATGGCCTCGGAAAACCGTGGATATTCCGGCAAAAGGATCTGTGGAATTTCTGGTCGCAGCCGCACTTCGAACGTTTAGGAGGTGCCGAACTCGGCACTCCCACGGCCTGGATGCCGCGATCGAAGCCAATCTGGCTTATCGAAATCGGCTGCCCGGCGGTGAATAAAGGCGCGAACCAGCCGAGCATATTCCCCGATCCGAAATCGTCCGACGCGGGGCTGCCGTACTATTCAAATGGCAGACGCGACGACCTGATGCAGCGCCGCTATCTCGAGGCAGCACTGAGTGCTTTCGATCCGGCTTTTGGCGACGCCACCCTCAATCCCGTTTC